TAATTCAACAGAAACTTCAATAGGTGGTCTATCTTCTTCTACCTCATATTATGTAACAAAAGTAGATGATAATAATTTTAAATTATCTCAGATTGGGGTTGGAACACTTGGTATTACAACATCTCTATATTATGATACTAAGCAATATATTAACTTAACCTCAAGTGGAACTGGTATTCACAAATTCAATTATCCAGATATACAGGTATCTATTAATGGCAAAATCGGCATCTCTACTCTTTCGGGAAAAGATTTTAATGCTATTATTCAACCAGTTTTTAGAGGAGAAATTCAATCAGTATTTGTAAAATCTGGAGGAATAAAGTATGGATCTGAAGAAATACTTAACTATAGCAGGCAACCACTTTTTGAACTAAATTCTGGATCAGGAATTCAAATAAAACCAATTGTATCAAATGGGCAAATAGTAGATGTAGTAATTAATAGTTCTGGAAGTGGATACAATTCTCCACCAAATCTCAATATTATTGGTGTTGGTACTGGAGCAATACTGACTCCAATTCTTTCGAATGGTTCTCTAACAGAAATCAAAGTAATCTATGGTGGAATTGGATACGAACAAAAAAATACTTTTATTAACGTAATTGCATCTGGTAGTGGGGCTAAATTTGAATCGCAAATAAAATCTTGGAAAATTAATTTAGTTGAAAGACTTTTGTATACATCCCAAATAAAAAATGATGATGGTATTTTAACTTCTGGATTAAATAATGATTATGGATTAGAGTATGTCCATGCATATGTCCCGAGACATCTAAGATCTTCAGTTCAGTCTACAAGTTTTAGGCAAGGAAAAACAGTATACTCTATAGATTTACAATTACTGGATGGTAGGGAACAAACATCAGTAGCACATTCCCCTATTATTGGATGGGCATATGACGGAAATCCAATTTATGGACCATATGGTTATTCATCCAAAACTGGTGGTGCCGTCAAATCTTTAAATTCTGGATATGAATTATCCCTAAAGAATAACAGACCAAGTGTTTCACTGTATCCACAAGGATTTTTTATAGAAGACTACACATTTACAAATAATGGAGATTTGGATGAACATAATGGTAGATTTGCAGTTACCCCAGAATATCCAAATGGCATTTATGCATATTTTACTGCAGTTAGTGATGGTCCTTTAGAAACAACAGGATTATTTGAGAATTATAAGAAACCAATTTTTCCTTATGTGATAGGAAATTCGTATAAATCGAAACCAATTGACTTTAATTTTTCAAAATCTTCATCACAAGACTATATTGATATAAATCAAACCAAATGGAAAAGGAATATAACTCCATATAATATTTCTTCATATGACTATTTACTAAAACCAAATGAAATAAGATCTCAAAGTTCTATTATTAAAAGTGTTTCCAAAGGTTCCGTAGACACTATTGATATTTTGAGCGCAGGGCAAGATTATAGTGTAGGTGACAGTATAATCTTTGATGTCGATTCGAAAGAAGTATTTAAACCAAAAGCAAAAATTTCTTTAATTGAAGGAAAATCTGTAGATAGCATTTCATGCGAAACTTTGACATTTGAGGATGTTGCAATCTACTCAAGTAATGATAAATTTATAGGATTTACAACAATACCTCACGATTTTTTAAACAATGACTTATTAACTTTTACTGGAAAATATGATTACAAAAAATCTGGAAATATAACAGTATTATATAATACACTTACATTAATTTCTGGAGTTGGATCGGCACAATATACTGGGATTGTAACTTATTTTGATGTTTTTGGAAATTTAAATTATCCAAATATAAAGGAAAATGATATTTACCAAATTGGAAATGAACAAGTAAAGATTTTGGGTATAGATCAACAATCTTCAAGGATAAGGGTACTTCGCAATCAAAATAACACAATTGGATTATCATCATATTCTTCTGGAATAGGGTTAACTGAAAAATCAAGTAAATTTGGAATTAATTTTGGAATTTCAACCTCATATAATTTTAATGTTAATGAGGAATTTTATTTTAATCCTAAAGAAACAGTTGGATTAGGAACAACTTCTGGAGTCGGAATAGTTAGCACTCTTTATTTTTCCAATCCAGGAGTAGGGATTACTCAAATTACAATTCCAACTCGATCAATTTATATTAAAGATCATAATTTAAACAACGGAGATTCTCTAATTTATTCGGCAAATGGTGGATCTAGAATTTCAGTTTCTACTAATGGATCTTCATCTTTCCAACTAGGGGAAAAATCTATTGTTTATGCCGCAAAAATTTCTAATGATTTAATTGGAATTTCAACCATCAAAGTTGGACTAGGATCAACAGGAACTTTTGTTTCCATGGGATCGTCATCAAATGCAGGATTATTATATTTTACATCCGTTGGGACAGGAAATATTCATAGTTTTAAAACTAATTTTACAAATACTTTACTAGGACAAATTAGTAAAAATGTAGTAACAGTTTCTACTGCAGAAACTCATGGTCTTTCTTTATTAGATAATGTAATCATTGATGCAAAACCAGGAATTTCAACAACTTTGTCCGTAAAGTATGATGATTATAATAGAAGGTTGTTAGTTAATCCAAGATCTTTTTCAAGTATTGGTACTGATGATAGTACTATTATAATCAATAATCATGGATATTATACGGGACAAAAAGTTTTATACACTTCAAATACCCCAGCAGTTGGATTAGTAAATGAAAACATGTACTATGTGGTCACTGTTGATGCAAATAAAATTAAATTATCCAATACTTACTACGATTCAGTTAAACAAGTTCCAAATACAATTAGCATTCTATCATCAACTTCAGGAAATATTTGTCCGATTAATCCACCAATAAAAATTGTAAAGAATCAGAGTTTAATATTTGATCTATCCGATACATCACTATCATTTATCAGTGTTGGAAATACATATTCTGCCTTTGATTTTAAATTTTACACAGACGAATTATTTAAAGATGAGTTTGACACTACATCGTCATCTTCTATTTTTGAAGTACTGAGAAATGGTAAAATAGGTATTGATTCAACTGCAAATGTTATTTTAACTATAAATGACAAGGTTCCTGATGTTTTATATTATAATATAGTTCCGATAAATTTAAGTTTGAACTCCCAATTTAAAAAAGAAATAGTAATAGATGCTGATGTTTTGGGGTCAAATAAAATTTCAATCGTAGAAAGTGATTATAACGGAAAATATAATATTATTGGAATAACATCCACAACGTTTAAATATAATGTTTTAAATTATCCAGAATCAAATTCATACTTGGGAGGGGTCAAATATTATACAAATTCTAAATCTGCATCTGGACCAATACATAAGATTTCTATACTAAGTGGAGGTAAAAACTACAGCACCTTACCGGGAATTACCTCCGTTTCTTCTAATCTTGGTAGTGGATCTATTTTAATACCTGATACAAATTCTATTGGAAAAATTATTTCAATTGATTTACAGGATATTGGATTTGAATATCCTTCAGATTATAGCGTTAGACCGACTTCAAAGTTACCAACAATTTTGGTGTTGGATTCCTTATCAACTTTTGATTATATTGGAGTTAGTTCTTTTGGAAGAAATTATTCTATATCTCCATCTCTAGTGGTTATTGATGGATCCACAAATAAAATTATTGACGATGTTGAATTATTATATTCTATTGGAGATTCAAAAGTAACAATCATCAATAATAGTTCACAGATTAGCAATGTTACTCCTATAATTATTCCAACAAATAACACTAATGGAATTGGAATTACTAATATTCAATTTAATAATTTAACAAAAGACGTAATTGTAACTTTAGGTGCAAGTTTTAGTAATCCCGAAGATTTCCCATTTTTTATTGGTGGAAAAGTTTTGATTGAAGGTATAAGTGTTGGAATAGCAACGACAGGAAGAGGATACAATTCTTCCAAGTATAATTATTCATTATTTACAATAACTTCTATTGATCCAAATATCGGTGGAATTGGAGCAACTGTTGCTTATAATTTATCATCATACTTAGAAGATGGACAAATTCCCGGCAATTTTAATAAATTTAATTCTTCTGGAAGAATAATTCCAGAGTCTGATTTTCCAATTTTTAACCCGGTTCTTAAAAAGAAAGATTATTATAAAGGAGAAAAAATATATTCATCTTCTGCAGAAGGAATCGTTGAGTCTTGGGATTCTTCAAATCAATATCTAAAAGTTTCTGCATTAGAAGATTTTGAACTAAATCAAACTATAAAAGGAAAAACTTCATCTACTGTAGGAATTATTAGAGAAATAATAAGATTTAACTCCAATTATAAAGTAGATTCTTCTTCCTTAAACAGAAAGGGATGGAACAAAGAAACTGGATTTTTAAATAATGATTTTCAAAGAGTTCATGATAGTGATTATTATCAGTATTTTTCATATGCATTAAAATCTCAAAAAGATTTAGATACTTGGGCAGATTCAGTAAATTCATTAAATCATACTGCAGGATTTAAGAAGTTTAGTGATTTGATTATCGAATCAACTCCAATTAATTCTGGAATTTCAACTGACCAAAATCAAGGAGATTTTGTTGGAATTGCAGATCTATCAAGAACTATTGATTTAAATTGTGTTTATGATTTTGATCTTGCTAAAGAAAATAATCTCAATATTGACGGTTCTTTAAAATCTAATGAAATTACTTTAAATTCAAAAATTGTACAAGATTATATTGAGTCTATTGGAAATAGAGTTCTTGTGATTGACGATATTTCTACTCAATTTAACAATAACTTTAGATCAACCAAATTTAGTATCGTTGATTCATTTACATTATCTGATTTTAGATCTAAAAAATATATATTACTTGTTCAAGATAAAAAATACTCATACGAGCAGCAACTCAATATTATATCATTACTTCATAATGATAGTATAGGATTTATTAACCAATATAGTTTAAATTCGATAGATAATTTAGGATTTTTTGATTTTAATATATCCGGAACTGAGGGAAATCTATTATTTTATCCAGTAAAATCAAAATATAATGACTACTATGCAGAAATTTTTTCTTTCTCTTTAAATGATATTACAAGTGGAATCGGAACAATTAATCTTGGCAATGTATGTAATATTAATACAAATACTCAAATTATTCCAACAGGAACTACTAGCTCAACTACAATTGTTGGTATTGCATCAACATATAGATCATCCAAAGTCCTTGTACAAATTGGAGCAACAGATTCTTCATATTATCAATATGATGAAATAACATATATTCATGACAATACAAATGTCTATTTTATAGACTTTGGACAACTTACTACTGATAATTTCATTTCAAAATCGACTTCCGGAATAGGTACATATAATGCATATATCTCAGGATCAGAAGTAAAAATTGATTTAATTCCCAATAATAGCACTAGTATTGATTATATTGTAAATACTTTCAATGTATCAATAGGAAATTCAAATTCATCCGGAATTGGGACTGTATTGGTTGGGGGAAGTTCGGCAAATTCTTCACTTATTTCAATATCATCATCACCTTCTCCAACTGCAAATATAATTTCAAGTTATAATAATAGTGAATATAATTGCTCATATTGTATTTTTAGTATTGAGGATAAAACTAATTCTCAATATCAAATTTCAGAATTTTTAACTGTTTCAAATCAAAACGAATCTTATATCTCTGAATTTGGAATTTTGCAGACAAATTCTTCTCTGGGAATAATAACCTCAGGAATATCCGGTACAAATACTGTAATTTATTTCACTCCCATTAAAAACGCAAATGTTGAGGTTAGGGTCTTTAAAGTTGATATTGGATTAAGTGAAGATTTTTCAGAAATTTCTTTGAATAATGGGGCTATTAATTATGATTATGGTAATTATAGTGGAACCGATAACGACATAGCAAAAAGTTTTAATCTAACTCATAAAAATTTACCCATATTTAAAAGATATTTTGATGGCAGCAATCCAAATATCGTTAGGGTTGCAGATAATGTTATTAGAATTCCAAATAATTTTTATGTTACGGGAGAAGAAATAACATATTTAAGTCCTGGAGATGGAACATCAAACTCAATTGGAATTGCAACAACATCTATTCCAGGAATAGGAGTTACGGACAAACTTCCATCCACATTATATATTGTAAAATTGAATGATTTAGATGTAAAAGTTGCAGCATCTTCATCAAATGCACTTAAATCAATTCCAAATATTTTAGATTTAACCTCAGTTGGTGGTATTGGAAACTCGCACGTATTTATCTCCAAAAATCAAAATAAAAAGGTAATATTGGGTATTGATAATTTAATACAATCACCAATCATTTCAACATCTTCTACAACAATACTATCAAATTCTGTTGGATTTTTTGATTCTCAAATATATGTTTCAAACACCAAATCAATTTTTGGTGGAGATCTTATTAAAATTGATAATGAGATTATGAAAATTACTGCCGTAGGCGTAGGAAGCACAAACTCTATTTTTGTACAAAGACCTTGGCTAGGTACAGGATTATCTACACACGCTTCTTCTTCTCTAGTGACTAAAGTTACAGGAAATTATAATATAATTGATAATACTTTACACTTTTCAGAAGCTCCATATGGACAAACTCCAATACAAAATCAATCAAACAGACCTGATGAAATTGACTATATTGGCATTTCAACAGGTTCTTCTTTTAGTGGAAGAGTATTTTTAAGAACAGCAATTTTTGATGACATTTCCAACCAATTTAATGGAATAGATACTGATTTTATTTTAAAATCTAATAGTTCAAATATAACTGGAATATCCACTGATAATGCGGTTTTATTAATCAATAATATATTCCAAGCACCTTATGACCCATCTGCAACTAGTGATTATGATTTGGTGGAAACTAGCGGAATAACTTCTGTTTCCTTTATTGGATCTGCTACCTCAGTAAATTATGACATAAATTATGCAAGTATTCCTAGGGGAGGTGTCATTCTTTCTATTGCATCAACACAAGGATTTGGGTATCAACCTCTCGTTTCTGCGGGAGCGACAGCAGTTGTATCATCTGCAGGAACAATTCAATCAATTAGTATTGGAAACAGTGGATCTGGATATAGATCTGGTATACAAACTATGGTTAGAGTTGGGGTACAAACAGAAAGTGTAGGAATTCCAAATATTGAATTTATTGGAATAGCTTCAATAAGTAATGGTCGTGTAATAAGTGTTGCAATTACAAATCCAGGTATTGGATATACTTCAACAAATCCACCCATAGTAGTTTTTGATTCACCACTTTCATATTCAAATATTCCGCTAATTTACAGTTCAAAGTCTCCATCTGGAGTTGGAACTGGGGCAAAAGTTAATATCATTGTAGGTCAAGGATCGAGCGTAATTTCATTTGAATTGTCAAATCTTGGGTATGGATATAAGCAAAATGAAATTTTAACCGTCTCTATAGGAGGAACAACAGGAATTGCAACAAATACAACATTGACTTTTTCCGAATTTCAAATTTCCATTGATAACACATATTCGGATCAATTTAATGCTTGGGCAATTGGAAATTTACAGGTTATTGATTCTATAGAATCTTTATTTGATGGACAAAGAACTTCTTTCCCAATTCTTATTGATGGAAATCAAACTACAATTAGATCTAAAAAAGGATCAAATATTGATGTTCAAGCAACTCTGTTAATTTTTATTAATGATGTATTACAAGTTCCAGGAAAAGGATACATTTTTAATGGTGGAAGCACTATTAGATTTACTGAATCTCCAAAAGAAGGAGATAGGTGTAAAATTCTATTCTATAGAGGAACATCTAATGTAGATACTCAAGATGTAGACATACTAGAAACCATTAAGTCTGGAGATTTTGTAACTTTAAATAGCGATGACATTAAGTTGTCAGAAAATAATAGATTAGTTTATGATATCATCTCTTCAGATATAGTTTCTACTAATTTATATTCTGGTCCAGGAATAACTAAAAATGATAATTTGCTAAGACCACTAACTTGGTGTCGCCAAACAAATGATTTAGTCATTAATGGAAAGAAAATTGGAAAGAATAGAACAATCTATGAACCATATATACAACCAACCACAAATATTATTCAAAATATTGGAATTACATCAAATACAATTTTTGTCGAAAGTGTTAAGACATTTTTTGACAGCGAAAAAGAATATACTCACGATGGTACAACCGAAAAACCGCAAAATAAAATTTTAATCGTCTCCCAAGATTCTTTAGTTGCTGCATCTGCAACAGTAACTGTTTCTACATCAGGAACTATTACATCTGTTAATATTTCTGATGGGGGGGTTGGATATTCCACAACACCATCTATTTCAATATCCTATCCGATTGGAATAGGTTCTACTGGAGTTGCTGAGGCAAAAGCAATAATTACTAACGGATCAGTTTCATCTGTGGCAATAACCACAGGTGGATTTGGATATAACTCTATTGAACCACCCATTGTTCTCTTCGAATCTCCTAGTGTAAAATATGAAGTAATAGACAAAGTATCTTATGAGGGGGATTTCGGTATCATTACCGGAATTAAAACAACATCTGTTGGGGTTGCCTCTACTGGAATTGTATTTGATTTATTCATCCCTAAAGATTCGGTTTTAAGAAATAGTGATGTTGTAAGTGTTGGTGTTGCGACAACTGGGATTAGTGGAATAAAAACTGGATATTATTTTGTAGTCAGTGAATCAAATGTTGGAAAGGGATTAACCTCTCGAAATTCTCTAGGAGGTATAGTTGGAGTTGGGTCTACATTTATTGATAACATTTATCAAGTTGCAGCAGTTTCTATAGCACAAACTGCAGTTGCTGGAGTTGGAATTACAAATGTTACTAAGGTAACAGTAAGTGTTTCTGGATATAATGGTTTAAGTGGTCTTGGATTTAGTAATTTTTATGGGAAATATAGTTGGGGAAGGATTTCAGTACCGACTAGAAAAGATCCACAAGAATTTACATCATATGCAAATGTTGGTGGAATAACAACTTCACCAATAGTTCAAAGATTTACTAGATTAAAGTACATTGGGTATTCTACCACATAAATAGATAAAAAACTGTAAAATGTCTGCAATTATAACTGATCAACTAAGAATTTTGAATGCGAAGAATTTTGTTTCTGCTGCAATTTCTTCTACTAATTCTTATTATGCTTTTGTTGGGTTATCTAATGCAACCGATTATTCTAGTGGTTGGGATTCTAACCCACCATCACCAAAGGATAGTTTTGAGCAAGAAAATGACTATTGGGATACAATGATTGCTTTGAAAAAAATCAAAGCAAATGATGTTAATCAAGTTGTTCACAAAACAACTTGGTCTTCCGGAACAGTTTATGATATGTATCGTCATGACATCAGCAGAACAAATACTTCATCTTCTGGGGCAACTAGTTTATATTCTTCAAATTATTATGTGATTAATAGTGACTATAAAGTTTATATCTGCTTACATAATGGAACTGATCCAGAAAATCCAAGTGGAAAACCATCTTTGGATGAGCCAACTTTTACCGATTTGGAACCAAAAGCAGCGGGGGATAGTGGTGACGGTTATATTTGGAAATACTTGTATACTATAAAACCAAGTGAAATTATAAAATTTGATACTGTTAATTTTATACCGGTACCCAAAGATTGGGATACGAATAGTGAATTTGCTCCCATACGAAATAATGCAGCAAATTCTAATAATCAACTAAAAATTATTACAATTACTAATAGAGGAATTGGGATAGGAACAGCAAATAAAATTTACACTAATGTACCAATTAGCGGTGATGGAACGGGAGCAAAAGCAACCATTGTAGTTAATAATGACTCTAAAGTTGAGTCAATTACAGTTTCTATTGGAGGATCTGGATATACATATGGAACTGTAGATCTTGTTGGTGGCAATGTTCCAACTGGAACAGTAACTCCCACTTTTGATGTTATTATTCCTCCAAAAGGAGGTCACGGGTCAAATATTTATAGAGAACTTGGATCATATAATGTATTAATTTTTTCCAGAATTGAAAATGATACAGAAAATCCAGACTTTATTACCGGCAACAAAATAGCAAGAATTGGAATTGTAGAAAATCCGGAAGCATATAGTTCAATCTCTTTATTGGATCTAGAAAAAGCCAGTGCAGTTTATGCATTAAAACTTTCTGGAAGTGGATACGATACTGCCACCTTTACTTCCAATTCTAGGTTCACTCAAACAATAAGCACAGGAACAACTGCCGTTGGTAGAGTCATATCATATGACCAGACCACTGGAGTGTTAAAATATTGGCAGGATAAAAGTCTTGTCGGATTTAATACTGATGGATCTCAAAATTCTACACCGACTTATGGAATTAATTTAAATCGATTTTCTAGTTCTGTGGGAAGTGGAGGAACAACTATAATTAATGGCACTAATTTATATATTGATACGGCCTTTACCGGCATATCTACTGCAATAAATAATAGAACATATAATCTTGGACAATCTTTTACTAATGGAGTGTCCAATCCAGAGGTTAAAAAGTATTCTGGAAATATAATTTATATTGATAATAGACCTTCTATTACTAGGTCATCCAACCAAAAAGAAGATATCAAAGTCATTTTGCAATTCTAAAGAATTATGTCACAGGAAACTAATCTTAATGTCTCTCCATATTTTGATGATTTTGATGTAAATAAAGATTATTATAAGGTTTTATTTAAACCTGGATATCCTATTCAGGCAAGAGAATTGACTACACTGCAGTCAATTCTCCAAAATCAAGTCGAACAATATGGAAAACATATCTTTAAAGAAGGATCTGTAGTAATTCCTGGACAACTAAAATATGAAAATCCATTTTATGCAGTAGAGATTGAATCTTCATTTAATGGATCACCCATTTCTCTATATTTTGACCAATTACTCGGCAAAAAAATAAGGGGTTCGATAAGTGGAGTGTCGGCTGAGGTTGTTTATTTACTTAAAAATACAGACTCTGAAAGGGACAATTATACACTATATTTAAAATATTTAGAAAGCGGTGGTGACGACTTTACAAATAGGACGTTTCAAAATTCAGAAACGTTAGTATTAGAGACCCCATTAACTTATGGAAATTTTACAATTCAAGTTGGTCAAGGAGTTTGTAATACAATATCCACAAATTCAATTTCTGATATTTGATAATGCTCAAGGATTTTCAAATTATGCTGCTCCAGGTGCTGATAGATTTAAGATTACACTGGAACTTTCTAAAAGAACACTTGATGACTTAGAAACAGATAACTTTGTAGAGATATTAAGAGTTGATAAAGGTATTCCACAATTTTTCAATAAAAATCCACAATACAATTTAATTAGAGATGAACTAGCAAGAAGAACTTTTGATGAGTCTGGTAATTATTTTGTAAGTCCCTTTACTTTGTTTGTTAGAGATAGTTTAAACGATAAAGTTTTAAGTAATGGTATATATTTTAAGAATCAAAAAACTGTAGAAGGAAATAATCCATCAGAAGATTTGATGGTCTATCAAATTGGACCAGGAAAAGCATATGTGAATGGTTATGATGTAGAAACTATTTCACCACGTCTTTTAGATGTTCCAAAGACAAGAACAACTGAGACTGTAGAAAATCAAGTTATTTCATATAATGCAGGAAGTTTGCTAGTAGTTAATAACTCATATGGGGCTCCTTTAATTGGTCTTGGTACTGATGCTACGTTGAGTTTGATGGATTCTCGTATTGGAGAATCCGCTCATGTTGCTACTGGAACAACTATTGGTGTTGCAAGAATTTATGATTTTGTTCCAGAAAGTGACTATGTTGATGATACAAGTAGATTGAACTTAAGATTGTTTGATATTCAAACATTTACTAAAATAGGTCTTACTACATCTTTTTCCTCAAATCTTACAGTTCCTACTTTTGTTGAAGGGAAGAAAAGTAGAGCAACTGGATATCTAAAGAACACTGTTTCTGCTGGAAGTACTATATTAACTTTATATGAAACTACTGGAAATTTCTTAGAAAACGAACAAATTATAATTAATGGAATTGATAATGGAAGATTAATTGATTCAGTAACTGATTATTCTGTTTCTGATATTAAATCAATATATTCTCAAGTTGGCATAACTACTTTTAATGCTGATGTCTTATTAACAAGAAGATCTTATATTGCAAAACCAGGAAACTGGAGATACAATTTACAATAAAGTTACTGCGATAGGCGCTGGTGGTACTAACTTTACAATTACTGGAATTACCACAGTTTCTGGTGTCTGCAATGGAAAATTACAGACAGGATCCTTCCAAGTTGCAAATATAATTAAAGTTGCACCATCAATTAATATACAAGATTCTACTTTATTGACAAAATTGGGTGCAGATAATATTTCTGATATTAATTTAGAATCTAATGAAGTAATCCAAAGACGTTCTTATAATATTACTTCATTCTCTGGAAATACAATTACAATAACAATTGATCCTTCTGATACTGATATCTATTTTGATTCTTTTGATGAGGACAGATTTGTTATTAGTTATAGTGATGGTTCTATTGAACCTATGAGGTCAGACAAATATAATGTAAGTTTAGATGGAAAAACATTAACATTTATTGTTGATAAGACAAGTGGAACAAATGCAAAGGTAATTGTTACCGTTAAAAATATTGGAATAAATTCAAAAACTAAAAAATTAAATAAAGTTTCGTCAATAGTAGTTTCAAATTCCAAATTGGTATCTTCTGGAACTGGAACAACGACATTAAACGATGGATTAACTTATAGTCAAGTTTATGGTACAAGAGTTCAAGATAAAGAAATTAGTTTAAATGTACCAGATGCAATAAGAGTTCTTGGTGTTTATGAGTCAACTGGAATTTCAAATCCAAGTTTACCCACATTACAAATCACAGGAAATCCATCAGGAAATCAAAAATATGTGGTAGGAGAACAGATTGAAGGAAAAACTTCTGGTGCCGTTGCTATTATTACATCAAAAATTGATTCCGATAAGATTGAATATACTTACTTAAATACGATTCAATTTGCTATTGATGAAATTGTTTTAGGTCAAGATTCTACAGAAGAAGCAATTATTATAAGTAACACTCTTGGTGATAAGAATATTACCCAAAACTTTATATTTGACGATGGACAAAGAGATACATTTTATGATTTTTCAAGAG